CGACCCCTTTAGATGGCCTAGCTCAACCGTTGATGATTGCGGATCACAAGAACTCCCAGACGCGGACGATGCCGTTGCCGCCGTTCAGCGCTGTGAATGCAGCAGCGTTGTTCTGGCTGTAGGCTCCGCCGCCGCCCGAGCCCACATTGGTGTTCGTCGGAACCGACGGCCCCGCCACACCCAGGCCGATGAACCAAGAACTGGTATAAGCTGGCGAAGAGCCCAGGAACCCCGCGCCGCCCGAGCCTATGTACATTTGAGTCGCCGCCAGCCTGACAGCAGGCTGTCCGGAACTTCCCGACAGCAGCAAGTCTCCGGTGCCGCTGCTGGCGGTGCCCCCGCCGCCGCCGGCCGCCGCCGCCGCTGCCGTGCCTGAGGTCATGCCGCTGCCGCCCGAGCCGCCTGCCGCCACTACGTAAGTGGTCGCCGGACTGACTCCCACCAACGTGGTATTGCCTCCAGCCGATCCGGCGGCTCCGGTGGTTGCCCCGCCAGCGCCGCCCGCGCCCAAGGTCAGCGTATAGCTGGCCTGGATCTTGCCGTTGACCACATCCAACCACGCTGCTGAGTAAGCCCCGCCTCCTCCACCACCTCCCGCCGCGCACGCTGCCGTCCCGCCTGTCACTCCACCGCCACCGCCGCCCGCGCCCATGGCTTCGACGTAGAGGGCACGGGTACCCGCAGTGGGAGTGTAGGTCTGAGAGGTTAAAATCATGAAGACCCGATTGAGCCGGTACGGTCCGGTAGTCAGAGCGCCTCCGACGAAAGCGGTGGTGGCGACCTTGGTCGAGCTGTCGCCTGCGCTGGGCGTAGGCGCAGTCGGCGAAGCGGAAAAATTCGCTAAGCCATTGACCTGCAACGCCGGACCCGTCCCACCTAGCGGCGCATCTATCATGACGCTGGGATCATTGCCAGTTCCTCCTATGAAAGCAGGAGGAGCAGTGGTTGCCCTCATTCCCTGAAAACGTAGACCGTTGTATCCAAACATTTGAGTTTGGTAACCGCTTATGAACTGAAGACCTCCAGAATCATTGCTTGGCATCAGTCGAAATGCGCTGCTAGCAGTCCAACTACTTCCCTGTATCAACACCGGACTAGCTGACGACGAACCTGTTGCATCAAGATTAATCGTCGCCGGGGAGCCGCTGACTGTAAGGCTTTTCGCAACATGTGCCGTGCCGCCGTTCGCTGCGCTTGCAGTCAGGTCGAGGTCGTAGCCTGCGGCTGGTGCCGCGCCCAAGCCGATGGCGCCGCTCGCTGCTACTGAAGAGCCGGCAGCCCCCGCAAAAGCACCACTGCTGTTGTACTGAAGCTGGCCGGTAGTTCCGCCCGGAGTTCCGCCACCCCCGCCGCCGGTCCCCATGCCGCGTTCCGAGTAGTAATTCACGCCGTCGGTCGCAATATACAGGCCCTGATTCTTGCTGACGCTCAGGCTGCTCGCCGATCCATCCAGTAAGAGCCCGTTGGGAGAAATGCTCAACGCGCCCGGCGTGGGATTCTCGATCGAGACGTCGAACGAGGCCAGCGGCGGCGGGTTCGGCAGCGTAATGGTCAGCGACCCGGAAACGTTCGCGACCAGCAGCATCCCGTTATCGGCGCCGGTAACCATGTAATTGGACGAGATCAATGTCACGCCGCTCGGAATATCGTTGGGTACCAGCGGTCTGAAACCCGGGACCGCCGCTGAACCCGACGCCGGACCAGCCCACACGGTGTTGGCCGCTTCACTGGCCTTGGTCAGCGTCAAGGTTCCGCTCGAGGTGACCGGCGAGCCGCTGACGGTGAATTCCACGGGTGCCGCCAGACCGACGGAAGTCACCGTGCCCGTTCCTCCACCACCGCCGCCACCGCCAGCCACCGCGCCTGTAAACCAGTCGCCTTGATTGCTGCAGGTAAAGATCTGCTGCGACTGCGAAGGCACGGCAAAGACCGCGGCGCCGTTGATGCCGTCCGTCCCCTGCGGGAATACGTTCAGGCTCTTGGCGCCGGAATTGATCACCGTGATCTGCAGTCCGGGCGCGGTAGCGGGCAGCAGCGCCGAGTCGCCCGTACTACCCACGGTGCGGAATCGCGCCACTGAAGTGGTCACCGGAGTGGCCAAGGCCTGCCCGCCGCCAGGATGAGCTGTCAGATTGTCGGCAGCGCTGAGGCTCGGGTTCTGCACCTCCTGGAACCACTGGGTCCAGGCGCGCGACATGGTATTTCCACCCTCGCCGTGCACCAGCGGCCCGCCGGCCTTGGTCTGGTCGGCGAAGGCGTTGCGGATCGGCACTGGGCTGATATTGCGGGTAATCAAGCCATTTTCCTCATCTGCGCGCTCAGGCGCTCCGTGGGCCTCGTATAGTTCGGCGTAGCTTCAAGGTAAGCGTCGTTTATCCGCCAGGGTATCGGATCGCTGACGATGAGCCGGTAAATGCGGTTGCGCGACCGTCCCAGGCGCCGCCAGATCACCCGCCGGCTGTACTCGCCGGGATTGCCGATAGCCTCGTCATGCTGCGAGCTCCAGGTCTTGCCGGCATCATTCGACCACTGCAAAGTGGCGACCGCCTGCCGTCCCATCGCCGGAGGAGGCCCGCCGGTGGGCGGCGTCTGGACCCCGAGTCCGGGCTCGAGATCGATCTGCAGGCGATGATGCAGTATCCATTCTTTTTCCATGGCGACGGGCGCGGCGTCGCGCTGCCGGCGGATGCTGTAATTGCCGGCCACGGCCGAGGCGTCGTAATCGCTGCCGATGAGCTTCGACATTTGCAGCACTCCGCTGCCGCTCCAATCGCCCACCAGATGCGTCCCGAAGGCCCAGGCGTGGCACTGCGAGTGATGTGCGGTGTAAACCCCGGGGGAGGATTTCCAGAAGCCGCGGCGGTGCCACAGCGAAGTGGCGGCGTCGTAACACCAGGTTGCGTTGGCGGTAGGGAAGTAAATCACCCAGAAGGTGTGCCCGCGCTCCTGGTAACTGTACGAAATAGCGTCGGCGATGGTCGAGTAGGCGCTCCACGCAGCCTCAACCGCGTGCGTCGATACTCGCACCGGAAGATAGCCGGAAGCACGCCAGGCCATGCGCGAACCGCGCTCGTCCTCTCCGATCCAGAAGACCGAGTTATCCATCCTTACCGGGCTGTTCAGGGCCCCGCAGCCCGCTTCGATATAAGCGCCCGGAATAGGCACGTAAGGCGAGTAGGTGCTGCCGGAATCGTAGTACACCTGGGAGCGCCGGCTGCCCCACACCCAAAGTTCGCGATGATCGGCCAGGATCGAGACGATATTGCCGGGAAACACTTCGACCTGGCTTACATCAAGGCCGCTCCAGGTGCCGCCGTCCATCAGGGCCGACAGCTGGAATGAATTGGTGCCCTGAAAAAACACCACAAAACTGCCGTCCAGATAATCCACCCGGGCGGCGTTCGGCTGTGCCAGACGCCCGCTGACGTCGGTCAGCACGTTGGTGGCAAGCGGCATCAGGTAAAGATGATTAGCGCTCGCCACCATCAGTTGGGTGGCGTTAAACGCCATCGAGGAAGCGCCGGGGGCGTAAGTGATCGAACCGCGATTGGTGCCGCTGCCGTCGGAATTGATTTCCACCAGAGTGCCGCCCGGGCCTCCGGTGATCGATGAGACCACCGCGAACACGCGACCGTTGGCATTGATCAGGCTGGAGCACTGCTGGCCGGCGAGGCCGTAGAAGACCGCCGTGCCGGGCGTGGGATAAAGCGCGAGAGCAGTCTCGGCGGCGGTGCCCTCGGTGGATTCGGGGTAAAAATTCATGCACTCTTCGGCATCCACATTGGGCGATTCCGAAGTGTAAAAGCCGGAGACGAAGCCGAATCGCGCCATAATTTACACTGGTTGATCGCTGAGCCAGTTGTAATGCGCGGGAGCGCGCACCAGCGCCGGATCGCAGTAAAGCCGCGAGTCTCTCGAGTTCCCCGTCCTGACCCTGCCCAGCGCCATTTGCGCCTGCGTGGCCGTCAGCGGGTTCACTGGCACGTTAGGCGGCATGTATGAGGGAGCGAGACGCAGCGCCAGGTTGTAGATCACGCACTCGAGATACCCCGGAGGCAGATTGATTTGCGTGGCGCTCAAGTCGGGAAAAGCATTAAGCGGCACCCAGGCGTAGATCATCACGTCGATAGCGACGCTGGGAATCGTCCAGAACCACAGCGTGCGGCTGGGATAGCCCTGATCGTCCCACACCTTTAACGGCAGGGCGCTCAGTACGTTTTTAACCGGGATGAGCGCCCATTGCTGCTCCGTCAGGTAATCCATGGGCAGTTCCAACGGCTGGGCGGCGTTGTTGAGGCTCAGGATTCCCAGGCGGGTGATGGTGCGCGGATTGGCCGCCGAGAGCTGCACCGCGCCCGGAACCGCGGTCGGCCCCATATAGTACGTCTGCTGACCCGCCGTCAGGTGGTAACGCGTGGGAACCACCGAGTAAATCATCAGACGCTCGGCGTTCCAACTGTCCAGCATGTTGTTGGCCCGCGCAAAGGCGTCGCTGGACTCGTCGCCGTCGGGGACTTCGCCCTTGCCGAGCGCCCCGATTTCGAGCATCGCCATGGTGATGATATCGAGCGTCGTCACAGTTCCTCGGGGTTCTTACGATCTGATCTCGCCGCCCTTTCCGGGCGCTGAAGGAGCCATCCCATCTTGACTAGGCGGTCTTCGTCTTTGCGATTGTTGGCCACCAAGGTGCGGGCGCTCGAACTATCCAACCACTGCCGGTGTGCGTCGCGGAACTCCACCGCGTCCCGGTACTGCTCAAGCTGGGGCTCCGGCACGGTGTTCCAATGGGGATGGTAAAGGGTCTTCGGGTACTCC